GGTACAAGAAGTTATGGTTCAACTTGCTTATGCAATTGGATATGACCAACCACTTCAAGCAACTGCTATCGTCGATGGAGAACACGAATTTATCAAAGGATATGATTTATCACCAAAAGGAATTATTGATTTCTTAGATTTAAGAAAACCGGTATTTGGTGAAAGTGCTTCATTTGGACATATGGGTGCTGGGTTCTCATGGAAATAAAAGATGGAGGCATATTAATAATATCAGGACCTCGTACAGGTTCAACTAATCTTTTAAAAAGTATTAGTTCTGCTTATAATAAAAAAGAAAGGTTCGAACCTGATATTGTTAAAAAATGGCCACCATATGATTCGAGTAGTGATGTAGTAAAGTTTGTGCCATTGTGGGCTCACCATCTTAGTAAGGATGGAGATTTACTTTCTAATCATACTCCGTTTTACAAAGGAGTTATAGATAGTACAAAAGAATTTAATACTGTAATTTTACTAAGTAGAAGAAACAGAGAAGAGCAACTTGAATCTTTATATGTACTTGGTAAGTATCAATATACAGTAAATAAAAAGTGGGGAATCGAAAAAGAAATAGATAAAGAATCTCATTATTGGAAATATATTACAAATTGGATGAATCATTTGGATATTGTAATGAATAATTTATCACAAGATTTAAATCTTCCAATCGATTATTACGAAGATGTTTATAAAAATAAATCATTAATAAATAAAAATATAAAACTTGATTTAGAATATTTCAAACCAAAATATAAGTTGAGGCAAGAAATAAAACCAAAAAGACTTGTTTAATTAATAAAAAATTCGTATATTTGTATTATGAAAAAATATAAAGTTATTTTAATTAGTGGTGGATTTGACCCTGTTCATAAAGGCCACATAGAATGTATCCAAAATGCAAAAGAACTTTCAGATGAAGTTTGGATTGGACTCAACAATGATAGATGGTTGAGAAATAAAAAAGGAAAATCATTTATGGATGAAAAAGAAAGAGCATTCGTAATGGATAATATAAAGGGAGTAGATTGGGTTTATATTATGAATCCCAAAATTCAAAACGATGAAACCGCTGTAGATTTCATTGATGCTGCCAGACACAAATACATGAGAGAACGAGGTACATGGGAAACTGGTATCATGGCTTTCGGTAATGGTGGTGATAGAGTTGCAGGTGGAGTTCCTGCAACAGAAGAAGATGTTTGTAAAGGATATGGAATCGATATGGTTTGGGGATTAGGAAATAAAGTTCAATCATCTTCTTGGTTACTTGAAAAATACCACAATACCGCAGTTTAATTTAATACAATATAACCACTATGAATATAAATGAATTAGTAGAAACCTATCCAAATGATATGGAGTTAGGTTCTAAAGTTAGAGAATTATATTGGAAAGAAAGAAAACTTTCCGATGAGTTAAATGAAAAAATGAAAGATGCAAAAATTTATGAATCACCAGATGGGGGTAAAACAATTTACGAAAGACCATGGGGTGGTAATGTATCTGAAAGAAAGCTTGTAACAAACCAATTAAATTTATTCGATGAAATTAATTAAAGACCCAAATAAATTAAAAACTCCATTGGAATCAAAACCAATGACACAGGAAGAGATAAATTCTATATCTACAACTCTTTTACAAGAACTAACAAGACATGGTGGTATTGGATTATCAGCAAATCAAATTGGGTTAGATGTTCGTGCTTGTGTAATTAATGTAAAAGAACCTTTGGTATTGATAAACCCAAGAGTAACTGAAGTATCTGATGATGTAGTTGCTTATGTAGAACAATGTTTATCAATTCCTAAATCAATGCGTAAACCTGTTAAAACCGTAAGACATAAATCATTTACAGTAGAGTGTGATAACTTGGGAACAGTTATATTTTCACCAGATTCAGAAACAAATACATGGAAAGATTCTAATGAATTTTTTTCAGATGAAGGATTATTAGAGTGTGTTTGTGCTCAACACGAGATTGACCACTTAGATGGTATATTGATAACTGATTCACGAAGAAGATATTCTGCAACATATACTGCACCAAAAAAGTATGGTAGAAACGAAAGAGTAATGGTAAAATTATCCAACGGAACTACCGAATTTATGAAATACAAAAAAGCAGAACCTTTATTAAAGTTAGGTGCTGAAATCTTATAATATTACGAAAAATGGGAAAACTTATATTTAGATATACCGATGAAGAGTTCTTAAATATACAAAGAGAAGCTTCAAAAATAGAATTCGATGTACCGGATGATATGGATATGAATGAATTCAAAGTTATGTGTGTTAGATTAGCTTCAGCTATGGGTTATCATGAAAAATCTATAAAGAGAGCTTTTGGAGATTTAATTTTTGGAGATGATAATCCAAACACAATAAAGGAACTATTAGATGACCTCAATATCAAAGTTAGCAATAAAAAATCTTAACGATAGAATTCTTACTCAGAACATAATCATGCAAACTCTTATGGATATTATTCTTGAGAATGGATTGGTTACGGAAAAAGAATTAGAATTAAGAATACAAAAAAATATAGAAGGGTTAGAAAATACCCTTACTCGATTACGAGAAGATTCCTCTGAAGAATCAAAAATCACAGAAGAGGAACTGAACGGTCTTTACTTCGGGCCGGTTGGAGAAGCATAAAAGTTTTTATCAATTTATTAGGAATATTCGAAAATTTTTCGTATATTTGTAAGAGAAGTATGTTTAAAAAAAGGAGTAATCCCGATGAAAAAACAGATATTAATAATAATCATAACAATGATTACATCATTAAGTTTAGTTAGTTTTACACATAACTACTTAAAGGCAAACACAACAAAGGTTTCTAAAATAGAAACAAAACCAATTAAAACAGTTAAAGTTGAAATAAAACCTATTGAAATAGAAATAAATCAACACGATATGTTTCTTGATGCAATAGGACACCGAGAATCATCAAACCGATACGATGTAGTAAATGGTTGGGGTTATATGGGAAAATACCAATTCGGTAGAAGAACTCTAAAGGCATTAGGTTATGATGTTTCAAAAAAAGAGTTTCTTAATTCACCTTACTTACAAGAACAGGCAATGTTAGATTTACTTAATCATAATAAAAAAATACTCAACAATTATATTGAATATTGGGATGGTAAGAAAATCAATGGTAACGTAATTACTGAAAGTGGAATATTAGCTGCAGCACACTTAGCAGGGCCTGGTAATGTTAAACGATTCTTAAAAAAAGGAGAAGAGTTTAAAGATGGTAATGGTACAAAGTTAACTTCATACCTTACCGAATTTAGTGGATATAAATTAAATTTAGATTAATATGTTAGAAATATTTACTACCTACAACATCATTGTGGGTATCTCAGTAATACTTAATATTATTTTACTGATTGGTGTTAGAAACTTACTACGCCAAAATGAACAACTTGAAGATAGATTAGTTAATACTAATTTATCAGTTCAAGATAAAGTACAGAATGCATTAAATGAAATGCGAAAGATAGATACAAGACAGGCATTTGAAAAAGATGATGAGGTTGGAGTTACATTTGATGGGTTAAAAAAAATAGTAGAGGACTTAAATAACGAATTATAAAAATATGCCAAGACCAAGAAGAAAAAAATCCAAAATATATTTTGGTACTCCTGCACAAGAAGCAATTATAGAATATAACAACTCTAAAGACCCCGCAGAAAGGTCTAAAATTTACGAAGAAAGAATTAAATATCCATTCGAAAAACTTGCAGAAAATGTTTTAAATACATTTAAGTTTACTTACTTTGATGTTCCAAAAAAAGATATCCAAATGGAAGTAGTTTCTACGATGGTAGAAAAAATGCATATGTTTAAAGAAGGTAAGGGTAGGGCATTTTCTTACTTTACTATTATTGCAAAGAACCATTTAATTTTAAAGAACAATGGTAATTACAAAAGATGGAAACAAAACGCGTTACTATCACAAATGCCAGAAACTTGGAATCCTGAAAATGATTTTTATGAAGTAGAAGAAAATACTGAGTTTAAAGAATTTAAAGATATTATGTTGGAGTATTGGGATAGAAATCTAACAATAATTTTTAATAAAAAAAGAGATATACAAATCGCAGATGCAGTATTAGAATTATTCAGAAGGTCAGAACATATAGAAAACTTTAATAAAAAACATTTATATCTACTTATAAGAGAAATGACCGATTGTAAAACTCATTATATTACCAAAGTTGTAAATGTAATGAAACAACATCAGAAAAAAATGTTAAATGAATATTTAGAAACAGGTCAGTTTAATGATATTCAACAAGAATTTTGGGATAACGAAAATTATTAAAAAAAAAGAATGGGTTATATTTTAGGAATATCATGTGGTTATCACGATAGTGCAGCCGCACTAATTAAAGATGGTAAAGTTTTGGGTGCAGTTGAAGAGGAAAGATTTACTGGCATAAAACACGATTCTTCATTTCCAATAGAAACTATTAAATGGTTGTACTCTGAATTTAAAGTACAAAAGGATGATATTGATGCAATTTGTTTTTACGAAAATCCTTCTTTAAAATTAGATAGAATAGAAAACTCTACAAAACGAGGTGGGTTATTAAATTATTTTAAAAGAAATAAAATAATATCTCGTAATAAAAAAGAATACGAAAAATTATCTACTACACTAAACTCAATTATAGGAGAAAATACTAAAGTAATTTATGGTGACCATCACCTTTCTCATGTTGCATATTCATACTACACTTCTCCATTTAATAAAGCAACAATTCTTTCAGTAGATGGTGTTGGAGAGTGGGAAACAACTTCAATGTATTATGGTGAAAAAAATACACTTACAAAGTTAGGAAGTGTAAACTTTCCACATTCATTAGGAATGTTATATTCAGCCTTTACTGCTTTCTTAGGTTTCAAACCAAATGAAGGTGAGTATAAGATAATGGGATTAGCTCCTTATGGTGATTCTACAAAATACAAAAAAGAATTTGAAGAATTAATTTCTAAAACAAATGATTCATATGAAATCAATATGGATTATTTTGTTTATGATTATTCAGATGAAATAATGTTTAATGAAAAACTTGGTAAGTTATTTGGAATTCCTAATAGATTACCAGAAGATGAATTAACACAAGAACATAAAGATATTGCAGCAGGATTACAATCTGCATATGAGAAAATATTTTTTCATTTGTTAAATAAATTATATGTAAAAAAATCAACTCACAATCTTTGTTTAAGTGGTGGGTGTGCGTACAATGGAACTGCAAATGGAAAAATTATAAAAGAAACAAACTACAAAAAAGTTTACATTCCACCTGCACCATCTGATGCCGGTTCTGCTATTGGAGCAGCATTACATTATTATTATAATGAAAATTCCAATTCAAATAGAGTAACCAATAACAATCCTTATCTTGGTCCTTACTATTCCAATGAAGATGTAGAGAAGGCGTTGGAAGAACTAAAGGTAGATGTGTGGTATGAAAAGAAAAATCATTCTGAAATTATAGAAATTGTAGCAAAAGAAATCACAGAAGGAAATGTAATAGGTTGGTTCGAAGGAAGAATGGAATTTGGTGCAAGAGCATTAGGAAACCGAAGTATTTTTGCAAATCCATGTGACCCTCAAATGAAGGCAAGAGTAAATAGAGTAATTAAGAAGAGAGAAGGGTTTAGACCTTTTGCACCTATTGTTAAATTAGAAGAACAATCTAAGTACTTTGATTATCCACATGATGTTCCTTATATGAATCAGGTGGTTCAAGTAAAAGAAGAACATAGAAAGAATTTACCAGCCATTACTCATGTTGATGGTTCTGCAAGAATACAATCACTAACTCAAAGACAACAACCACAAGTTTATAAACTATTAAGAAAACTTCATGAGTTAAATGGATATCCAATTGTATTAAATACTTCATTTAACCTTAAAGACCAAACAATGGTATTAGACCCTAAGACTGCTATCCAAACATTTTTGAATTGTGAAATGGATACTCTTGTGATTCATAACTATATTATCAAGAAAAAAGTACTTTAATTTTACAATTTCTTAACAATTTCTTAACATAGGTATATTTATACTAAAGGAGGAATTATGAATGAACAATTATTCAAAGTAAAGATTGTTCAAATAATAGCAATCCTATTATTTTCTCTGTGTACCATTCCGCTCTTTGGACAAACTTCCAAAGTTATTACACAGATAGATGACAATCTTTACCAGTATAGAGCTTACAACGAAGATGGTAAGATTCAACAAAAAGGTTACTACAAGAAAATCGATGGTAACTACGAAGAACATTGGTATTGGAGAGATTATGCTGGTACAGTAGCATATTTCGAAAATGGAAAAATGTTATGGATTAAACCTAAAGGTCATAAGAAATATACTTATGAAGAGATAGAGTACCATAGAATGAAATCAGAAATAGAAAGATTAAAGGCTATTGTAGCTCTTAAAGATTAAAATCACTTGGTCGTAGAATAAAGTGGCTAAGAACAAAAACCCAACTCAAAAAGTTGGGTTTTTTTATTGACACCCAATATTGTTTACTCATTGGGTGTGAAAATCAAAACTTAACTTTTTATTTCATATATACAATAGTTATTTATTGGATATCCGCTGTTTTGGAATATGAAAAAGTTATTTTTCTTAAAATAAACAAAGGAGAACAATATGGATTTTTTAAAGAAAATTGGCTCATGGGCCGATGAATTAACAAAAATCGGTATTAGTATCATCGCTCTTGGAGTAGTACTTGAAGTATTATTCAAAGGTGCAAACATTCCTTTCTGGCCAAATGTATCAGTAGTTGATAACATCATGGGTATATTGGGAAGTTTGAGTGCTGAAGGTCTATTAGGACTGGTTGGTGCTTTTGTACTTTACCACATTATTAAGAAGTAAATTTTAAACTTAATAATTTCAGAACGCGTTAAGAACAAAACCTCACTTCGGTGAGGTTTTTTTATTCAGTATATTTATATACAACATAATGTATAAAAATCATGAGTACAGATTTTGAATTATTTCCAGGAAAGAATCTAAGTGGATTGTTCAAGGATATCTACGATAACCAACAAAACAAGAAACAAAGAATCTCAGAACTGATTGCTGAAATGAAAAAGGTAATCAGACATGCAGGTGATATGGCTGTTATTGGTCCTATTATCAAAGACCTTGTTGATACATCAGTAAAGAACGATGATGCACTAATCAAGATGGCTGCAATTGCCCAACGAATCATTGGTGCACAACACAAAGCAGAAGGAGATAGTGGATTCCTTTCTGATGAAGAAAAAGAACAACTTCTAAAACAATTAGATGAAACCATCGCAGAAGTGGCCGATGAGCAAGATTTAAAGGTTGATGAACTTACAAACGAAATAGAAGAACTTAAACAAAAGGTAAATAAATAATGGCAAATCGTTTAATACAATCACTTAGTTCAAGTAATACAAATAAAAGTATTAGACCAACTCAACTACCAACTGGTCTTGTAGTTGATGTTATTCTTGATGAAACTCACGAAAGATTGGTAAAATACGAAGAAGCATTTAAAGAGCTATTTACAGATGGAAAAGATGCTGGTTTTAAAGTTGGTGCAGTAGTTGTTCAACCATATGATGATAGAATTTCAGAACCCGAAAATTTACCAATTTATTTACCAGAAGGTAGTGGCTTAGATTTTGAACTTCCACTTATAGGAGAAGAAGTAATTTTAACAACGATAGGTGGAAAAAAATATTACAAAAGATTTCCAGCAAGAACTTTAAATGTGGGTGATGCAAGACCAGAACAAATTGCTGGTTTATATCCTGAACAAAACAAAGAAGAAAAAAATCAATCATACTCAAGTGTTTCCCAAACCGGAACTCCTACTTCCAATGTAAGTAATAGTGAAGAGTATAAGGTTGGAAAATATTTTGAAGAAACTCCTATTAATAAACTAAAACTTTATGAGGGAGATAGATTAATACAATCAAGATTTGGACAATCAATACGATTTAGTGGATATAATAATGAAGATAAAGAATTTTCACCAACAATAATTTTTAGAAATAAACAAGCAGAACCTGAAACAGAAATAAAAGAAGGTGATTTAATTGAAGAAGATATTATTAATGATGGTTCTACTATTGTACTATCAAGTAATAAATACAAATTGCCATTTGTACCAGGTAACAGAGATGTAAAAGTTGAAACAGCAGAATCTGCAGAATATTATGAAGCACCAGAAGAGTTAGACGGTAATCAAATTTTAATAAATAGTGATAGGATTATCTTATCTTCAAAAACTCAAGAAATGATTTTCTTTTCCAAAGGAAATATTTCGTTTATATCGGATGGTAAATTTACACTTGATAATGGCCAAGATGGTGCTTCCATTGATTTGAATGGTGAGTATAGAACTACAACTAATGATAACGATATGTACTTTTTAGGTGGGAGTGGGGATATATATCTTAATACTGAAAGTCAAGATGAACCACTTGCAAGAGGTCAAACTCTAATTGATATATTAAGTGAAATACTTGATGAGTTACAAAAAGAAATTCATCCTACTCCAGCTGGTCCATCATCTCCTCCAACAAATGCATCGGCGTATGCGAAGATACAAAGTAAATTAGATACAATATTATCTACACAAAATTTTACAGAATAAAAAATGTCTTTCGCTATATTCAAACAAAATATGTTGAGTTATATGGGAAATCAACCAGGTATAAATTCCTATAATGATTTCGCAAAAAAACTTACTGATGAATATGATATGGCGGTTCGTAGAGGATACCAAACAATAAATCAAATACCTATTGCTAAAGATAACAAACCACTAATGCAAACGTTGGTTACTTTAGCTTGTAGTACTGCATTAAGTAAACGAGAGGGACAACATACTTTTATAGATGATATTGGAAAAGGAGTTGTTGGTTATTGGACAGGAGCAACTTTAATGACGGGAATTCCTCCAATCATACCAGCTACAGGAGCTATACAAAACGTAACTACGGTATCCGCATTTGTAACTACACCTGGTCAGTTTCCAACTGTTGGTCCTTTAACTACTACAATGGATTCGGGTGTATTTTTGGACAAGTTAATTAATGCAATGCAAATTCATCTTACATCAATCGAAGGTTTGTATATAACAATATCTTTATATCCTGGATTTCCTCTTGTACCACCAGCACCTGGTATTAGAAGTTGGACTGGGTTTACAATACCTCCTGCAGGTCCAAGTGTTCCATTCGAACCACCACAGGCAGGTAATACACTACTTGGTGCTATTACAAAATTAGCATCTGCAATTCTTGAAGGATTGATAATGAGTGAGGCTGATAAACAAGAAGCTCAACGAGAGGCAGATGAGGCAGATGCTGTTGCAAACGATACATCCTTACCTCAAAATGGTAGAACATCTGCAAAAGAATATTCTAACTTAAAAAAATCTGAAATAAACACAGGAGAAAAAAATGCAGCAGCTGTTGAATTATCAGAAGAAGAATTGAAAGCTATTGAAGAAACCACACCACCTGAATATAAATGTGAACAAGGTACTAAGATTGTTGCAATTGCAAAAAGAGATATTGGTATTTTAGAAACAGGTACACCTCCTGGTAAAAACTATGGCGGGTTTCCTGGTGGAGTTCAAAAAAATGAACGAGGTAGGATTGATGATATGTTTGATAATGTAGGATTGGATAATCAGGCTAAAGTTAAAAAAACAGGTAGTGGTTATTATTGGTGTGCTGCCGCTGTTGCAACTTGGTGGCAAGAAGCAGGTTTAGAAACACCAAGTGGTGGGGCAAGTTGTGATAATTGGATGAATTGGGGAAAACAAAACGGATATTGGAGTACCAAACCAAAAGTAGGTGCAGCTGTTTTATATGGTTCACCCTCCGATGCACATCATATTGGTATTGTTGCTGGTGTAACTGCAACTGGTGGTATTATTACAATCGAAGGAAATACAAGTGGTGGTGGATTTAATAGAAATGGATGTGGTGTATTTCAGAAAGTACCAAAAAAATATTTAGGATTTGTAAACCCACCTGATTGCTCATAACCATAAACTCATAAAGAATATATTTATATTAAGATAAAAGAAAACAATTTATAATGGATACTAAGAAATTAGCAAAATTAATTAAAGTAATTGTAGAAGCTGAAGTGGCTAAAAATCACGAAAGATTTCTTACTAAAACCTTTCCTAAGATTTTAGAAGAAGAAGTATCTCGTAGAATGAAAGTTCTATCGGAGGAGAGGGGAGGTGTTGCTGCTTCCTCCACGCAAATCGTGGAAGAGGAAGTAGACCCATTTCAAATGGCAGAACAAGCACTACAAGAAGAAAGACAACAACCTAAAAAACAGTTTACAAAAAATGCTGTTTTAAATGAGGTACTAAATAATACAAAACCATTTTCAGCAGAACAAAGAAAAGGTGGAGTTGAACAAAAATCTGTATTAGATAAATTTCAACAACCTGTAAATGAAAGTATGGATAAAACAGTTTCATTTACTCAAACAACTGCAGGAGGTGGTCTTGAAAGCATGAGAGCTCAAATGGCATCTCAAATGGGTTATGGTGATATAAAAAGGGGACCAAGTAAAACAGGTCTTGGAGTTCAAACAGGATTGCCTGGATTAGATAGAATTTTAAACAGAGATAATTCAGAACTTGTTAAAAAATTTAAGAGATAGGAATAACTGATGGCTTATGTTCTTGATAGAAAAGTTGTAAAAGATACCAAAGAATTTAATGACTTTGCGTATGGTATAACCTTGCCTTTAAAAAGAGGTAATACGGGTTTCTTTGAACAATCTTTTTCTTCATTTGAACAGGCTAAGACAAATTTAAAAAATCTTTTGTTAACTAAACAAGGTGAAAGAGTAATGCAACCAAACTTTGGTACTGGATTACATTCTCTTTTGTTTGAACAAATGACAGATGATTTTGAAAATAAGTTAACAGAAACCATAACTAAGAGTGTTGGTTATTGGTTACCATATATAAACATAGAAGAAGTTGATATTAAAATGACTGATGAAATGAAAGATATGCACAGAGCAGATATGAACATTAAGTTTACAGTTGGTAACCAAATAGAAACACAAGAGATAACATTTAGAATTCAGGAGTAATAAAGGATGGCTTTAAATAGTGTAACAAAAAGAAGTAATCAAGGGAGAGATATAAAATATCTTAATAAAGATTTTGCTAAATTCAGACAAAATCTAATTGATTACGCAAAAGCATATTTCCCAAAAACTTATTCTGATTTTAATGAATCATCACCAGGTATGATGTTTATTGAAATGGCATCATATGTGGGTGATATACTTTCATACTACACAGATGATACTTTAAAAGAATCATTGATGTTGTATGCAGAAGATAAGGAAAATGTTATTGCATTGGCCTCTTATTTAGGATACAAACCAAAAGTAACTTCACCTGCTATTGTTAAACTATCTGTTTACCAATTAGTACCAGCTACTGGTAGTGGTAGTACAATACGACCAGATTATGATTATTCACTAAGAATCAAAGAAGGTATGGTATGTGAATCAAATGGTGGAATTATTTTTAGAACAACCGAACTTTTAGATTTCAATGATGAAACAGATAGAGAAGTTGTTGTATATCAAAGAGATTCAAACACAAACGAACCAACACAATATCTAATAAAAAAATATGTAAATGCAATTTCAGCTGAATTAAAAACAACATCTGTTCAGTTTGGTACTGCTCAACAATTTTCACAAATAAGATTAGCAGATACAAATATTATTGATATCTATGATGTAAGAGATTCAAATGGAAACAAATGGTATCAAGTTCCTTATCTTGCACAAGAAATGGTTTATGTGGATTATCCAACTTCAGAACAAACAGATAAAGATTTAGCACAATTTAAAGATTCTGTATCAAGTGTTTTAAAACTTATAAAAACATCAAGAAGATTTACTACAAAGGTAAATGAAGATAATACAACTTCAATAATATTTGGAGGAGGTAACTCAACATCATCAGATGAAACATTAATACCAAACTTTAAAAATGTTGGATTAGGATTAAATTCATCCATAGATAGATTGGGTGCATCATTTGACCCTTCTAATTTCTTAAAAACTAAAACATATGGACAGGCTCCTGCAAATACAACATTGACTGTTTCTTACTTAGTAGGTGGTGGAGTTGAATCCAATGTTGCTTCAAAAGAAATAACAAGAATTAATTCTATTTCGTTTGATGAAGATACGAGTGTATTTGGTTCGGCAGAATTAGCACTTTATAACAGAATGAAAGCTTCTGTTGCAATAGAAAACGAATTACCAGGTAGAGGAGGTAGAGGTGCAGAATCTATCGAAGAGATTAGAGAAAATTCATTAGCAAACTTTGGTTCACAAAACAGAGCGGTAACAAGAAAAGATTATCAAGTAAGAGCGTTATCGTTACCTCCAAAGTATGGTGGTGTTGCAAAAGCATATTGTGCACCAGATGGAGAGTTAGATAATAATTCACCTTCATCTATTTTAAATAATCCTGATTCATTAGAAGAATTTGCAGGATTAGTTCAATCATTAGGAAAACAAAACCTAACAGAACAACAAACAAAAGATGAATTGAGAAAATTCTTAAGTGGAAAGAAAAATAACATAAACGAAAAGAATAATCCATTTGCAATTAACTTATATGTACTTGGATATGATTCAAGTAAATATCTAACATCATTAAATAAGGCTATTAAAGAAAATCTAAAAACTTATTTAGGAGAATATAGAATGTTAACTGATGGTGTTAATGTTATTGATGGGTTTATCATAAACATAGGTGTAGATTTTGAAATCAGAGTTTATGGTGGATATAATAAAAGAGAAGTTCTTACACGATGTATAAATGAATTGAAAGATTACTTTAACATCGATAATTGGACATTTAATATGGCAATCAACATTTCTGAAATAGAATTACTGATTGCAGGAGTAGAGGGAGTACAATCAGTACCTAAGTGTGAAATTACTAACAAGTGTTTAGGAAACTATTCATCGCATTCATATAATATACAAGATGCAACTAAAGGTAAAATGGTTTATCCATCTTTAGACCCATCTATATTTGAAGTGAAGTTTCCTAACAAAGATATTAAAGGGAGGGTTGTATAATGTATTATTTTGTAACGGCATCAAAAGATGCAACGATTTACTTACAACAACCAACACAAAACACAGGGTTGGATGAGATATTAGAAGTTTCTAAAACTTATTATGGAAACTTAAAAGATATTGCTCACACACTAATCAAGTTTGATACAACATCACTTTCTCAATCAATAGTAAGTGGAGATGTAACTATGAGTTCGGCTGAACTTATTCTAAGAGAAGCTGATTCATCTGATGAAATACCAACAGATTACACAATATATGCATATGCGGTAACCCAATCATGGGATATGGGAATCGGTACAAGATTTGATGAAATCAGTACAGATGGTGTTTCTTGGGATAAAGTTAGAACAGGTGTTAATTGGATGACACAAGATTCACATTCAGCAGATACTACTGGCTCATTTAATGGTAAAGGTGGAACTTGGTTTACTGGTTCATATTCAACTCAATCATTTTCATACGAAACAACTGATATTGAAATGGATGTTATTGATACAATGACTTCGTGGATTAGTGGTTCTATACCAAACGAAGGATTTATTTTAAAATATTCATCTTCATTAGAAAATGATACAAATGATTACGGTCAATTAAAATTCTTTTCAAAAGAAACAAATACTATTTACCAACCTAAATTAAGAATTGGTTGGGATGATTCTTCGTTCTCTACTGGCTCTTTAACAGAACTTACCGCTGATGATATTCATGTAACATTCAAAAGATTAAAGACCAGATATAAGCGTGGAAGTAAACCTGAAATCAGAGTTTTCGGTAGAGAGAAATATCCTCTCAAAACATACACCAACACATATTCTTACACAGATGTAAAATATTTACCATCTACTACTTATTACCAAATAAAAGATGTAATCACAGAAGAGATAATTATACCATTCTCAGATTACACAAAAGTTAGTTGTGATTCGAGTGGTAACTATTTTAAATTAAACTTAACAAGCTGGGAATACAATAGAGATTACTATATTGAAATTAAAGTAGATAGGGATGGTGTTATAGAATACTTTGTAGATAAGGATTTAACTTTTACAATAGAGAAATAAAATGAGTTTACAAGATAGATTTAGAATAGATGAACTTGTTAAAAAAGGTTCAAAGGCAACGAAGATAGATACATCTAAAGGAATTGTTGTGCGTAAAGTTGATGGAAAGGAAGTAAAACCTGCTTCATTAAAAAAAGATAAACCATTTGGAACTGAACAAATTAGAGGAAAACAAATACAACCAAAATTAAAAACCGATTTATTAGAACCACAAGAACAAATACAGGAAGAACAAACATCATTTAGTGGTGAAACATCAGCTCCTTTAGAAAGACCGTATTACGATGAAGAGCAATTACAAAAGGCAATTGATATAAAAGTTGATGAGTTAATAAAAGAAAAAAAACCACCAAGAGATAGGTATATTAAATATGAAAAATATGAAGATAAACTTACTGAAATTGAAAGATTAATAAATAAAAATGGTGAGTTAACAGTTGAAAATGCCGATTTATCTGCTATAATATCAACACTTGAATCTGAAATATCAGATTTACAAAACCAAGTAATTGCTGCTGAAACATTAACACGAACTGTTCAATCAGAATTTGATGCTTTAACTAAACGATATGAACAACTATTATCTGATTTCCAAAACTCGGTTTTAAAAGGAACTAAAGAAGGAATAGAAAGAGTATCGTTAACTGCACAAACACGAGGGTTGGGTGCACAAAAAGAAACACTAGCATCTCAATTAGAATCTGAAAAAGAGATTGTTAAATCGTTACAAGCTGCAAATCAAACACTCCAACAAACAATTGAAACAAACCAGCAAATTGCTCAACAACAGATTCAGGCAGCAAACCAACAAGTTAAAGCAGCTCAAGCAACAGCATCAACCGCGGCAAACTCTAAGAAGAAAAAAATTATTTGTAATGAACTTTATCATCAAGGGTATTTACCACAACACATTTGGGATGCGGATGAACGATGGGGTGATAAAAGATTCGTTACAGACCCTAAGTTGGTTATTGGATATCAAATGTGGGCAAGAAAAGTTGTGGAGTTTATGAGAAGAAAACCTCAATACACTCCAATTATATATTTCTTATGTAAACCATGGACAGAATGGATGGCATATGATTTAGGTGTATTACCAAAAAATAATTTAAGAGGACAGTTTACTCAATGGGTGGGTAGATATTTCTCTTATATGGTTTATGATTTATATGGTGGAGATAAACTTTACCAAAGATACTTAAACTCTAACTAAGATGGCTATAGAAGGATTTAAAGAAATAGTAGATAGAAGAGGATACAAAGTAGAATCTGAAGATAGAAAAATCTTTGAGAGAGAGATTGGTAAGTCTTATTTCGGTCTTGGTAATGCTGATATGATTGAATTTATATTATTTGATTCAAATGAAAATCAATTACCACAAGGTGAAGATGGTAAGTTAGTTAGATACATAAACTTAAATGATTCTAATATTAATGAATATTTTATTATTTCAAATAATAACTTTACAAAAAAATTAAACGGTGCTTCTGAGTTTATAGTTGATATTGAAAAATTAGTAAAGGAAGCTGGGTATTCAAGTGGTATTTTTAAAACTCAGGTAACTTTATTAAATAGAAGAGCTGGTTCTGAACCTGGTAGTAATGATAAATTATGGATTCATGAAATTTCACCATCAAGAACTGAAATTAGAGTTTTACCTTTAAAAAATAAAAAACAACCAAACCCTGATTTAGATTTAAGATATAATTTATTTATTGGAAATTCACAATTTAGAGATGATACGATTTATTATGCAAAACAATATATTCAAAACATAACAACACAAAAAGTAATTGATTCTTTTTCTCGAATAAAAGGAACGCAAAAAGATACATCAACTTATCATTCTTTAATAAAAAAAGAATTTAAAATTGAAAGTATTGAACTTTTTATTCAAAAAATTAGAGAAAAATTTATTGAATCTATGAATTATTTTATTGATGATAGAGAATGGAATATTGTAGATTTAAATTATGGTAAGCCAAAAAATAAATTAGATATTGTTGAATTATCGATAAAGACGATACATCAAGTATTCGAACAATCACTTGGATTAATTATTCAGTATTATTTACCCAAAAGAACAATACAAGAAGATAATGAATTAACACCAGAACAACAGGTTACATTTGATGAGGTAAAAGAAATTTTGAAATCGAGTGTATCTAATAATTTATACGAAGCAACTCAGCCTGATAAAATAGATGCTGTTATACGAGGTTGTATGGACCCTGATGCTTTAAATTATAATCCACAAGCAAAAGAAGATGATGGGAGTTGTAAATATCAACAAAATGACCCAGACCCAATTGAGATTAAAGGTTGTACGGATGCTAGTGCGTTAAACTACAATCCAAAGGCAACACAAGATGATGGAAGTTGTAAATACAAAGATAAAGTTTCACAAAAAACTCAAACGTATTATGTTTGGTCTCAAGTAGCGAGTATAAAATACAAACAAGATGGTGTAATAAAAAATTTACAAGGTATTGAATATGATTCATTTACAATAACATACGATGATAATACTTTTAAATTTAAAGGTGATGTAAGAACAGTACCGAAAATAAAAGAAATAAAACCTGTACTTGCAAGTTATAGAATTACAAATGTAAGTAAAAAGAAAACGATAGTACAAAGGAATCGTCTAAAAGAACCATATCTAAGATATCCTGGTGATGAGTTTAGAGGATTTGGATATGGTGATAGAGATAGGTATGGATATGATTACGATAGGTTGGATTACATTGATGAACCAATAGAAATATTTAAAGGCCAATCAATATCATTTACTTATAAAGATTCAAGTGGAAAACTTAAAACATCAGTTCCTTTGGCACCAAATAGTACAACTACTATTTGTGCACAATTAGGTTCTGTGGTAACACCAGCTGGATTAAAAGCAACTCAACTTGGAGCTTGTGGTGGGATATTAACTGATGGTGGTGGGATATTAACTGATGATAGAATTGACTTAACCGAAAATGCAAATACTGGTATTGGTGCTGGTGCACTTGGTGGGGTTGAGTTGGATTTAAGTGACCAAAATGAAAAGGCTTTATTTGATATTGTAACCGATACATATGACCAGGTAAATCAAACATCCACAAAACAATTTTTTGAGGACCAGAACAACAAAGCACTTGAACAATTTGCACCACAAGAAGAAACACGAGGTCAGAGCACAAGTGGTCAAAGTGCAGGACAAGGAAATTCGGTTAATAGAACATTAGATGGTAAAATAAAGGATAGACAAGTAAATCAGATATAGGATAGATAATGATTAGACAAGAGTTTGCTATATACGATGATAATTTCAACAACGGATTCAACGAAGGATTCGATGATACTCTTCGTGTCGATGAGTTTGATTATGGAGTTGGAGGTGGTGGTGGTAGTATCATACGAGGCGGTGGAGGTACTACTATTATAAATGGATGTACAGACTCTAAAGCAAAAAACTATAATAGATTTGCAACAAGAGATGATGGTAGCTGTAGATATAATCCTCCAGCGTTACCAGTATTACTTGATAAAAGTAAAAGTATTACATTTACTATTGGGGTACAAAATGGAAAAGCAGCTAACGTATTTGTTGATGGTGTTTCTAATACAGTTACTAAGGCAGGATTAACTTTTACTGAAAAGGAATTATTAACTCCTAAATTAATAAATGTAGTTTCAAATAACAAAGAAAAATCAATTGAAACGTATCGAATCAAAACATTACATAAAACAATATTTAAAAATATTAAACCCGTACTTGAAAAAGATTTTGATGATGATACGGTAATTAGAGATTTTGAAGATAGAATTAAATTTCGTTCTGATATAAATTTTAGACCAGATTTTAATATTTTTGAATCTGGTAGACAACCTATTTTTAATATTGGTGGATTTGGAAACACAAGAATTCCTGCTATTGATTATGATAGACCAACAACAAGACCAACTCTTGGAATTGCACCGTATATACCACCAACAAACTTTAAGAAACCATCTTTAACATTTGGAACGTTTGAGTGGACTACTTATGAGTTAATAATTGAAAAAAGAGATACAAATGGTTCATTTATGCCATTTCCTACACCAAAGCCTCAAAAAATAAATGGAATAGAATTAATTGAAAAGGCAAGAGTAGTACCTTTATATTTTAGATTTCCTCAACTTCCTCCTCCACTTCCTATTGTAAATGTATTTGATATAAAAATAAAAGGAGATGTAAGTAGTGATGAGATTATTAGATATACTACTTCTGATGGACAAACTGGTTTAGTTCGTAATGGATTAAATCAAATAACAGTTAATAAAGTTGGAAAAGATACATCTTGTTATATACAATTTAATGGTATTGGTATAAATGATTATTCTCATCAAGTAGAATATAAGTACGAAAACAATACAGATAAAACAAGAGGAGAAACTAAAAAAGGAATTGATTCTACTTTTAATTTATCTGTTGGTGAAAACTTTTTTAAAGTAACCGCAAATAAACAAGTATTTACTCCAGACCCAAGTTCACCTACAATTAAGGTAGAAAATAATAATGTAATTTTTAACATTGCTAATTCTGATGATGTTAACGTTGTTTATGATACAACATTTGCAGATAAAGTAATTTATACATTAGGTAATGTAGAACGAGAAATAGGACCAAGTGGTGTAATTAATTTACAAAACTCAGATTTTCCAAATGGTGTTGGTAGGTATGTACTATATTTACAACCTGTTTCAGCACGAGGTGGTAGTGGTGAACTTGAAAAAGTTATCATTACGGTAGAAAGTAAAGCTTATCTACCTGGTCCTGATATTACTCATATTAACTTTCCTCAAAATATCAAAGGTGCTGATTTTAAAGAATACAATATTGATTTTGAGGTTTCTTGGCAATCTATAAACACAAACTATATCTTAGTATATGCTGGTAAAGTTAGTGAAAGTAATTTAATTAAAAAAATCCCACCATCAGGAAACATTTCATTAAATGTAGCTGAAGTTATAAAAATTATTGGTAGTGATTTAGATGAAGATAGGGATGTTACTCAATTTAAACTTTTATTCATTCCTTATAATGAAGAGGGTGATGAAAGAACAGCAGGTAAAACTGAAGAAGCTACTATTACGTTTGATAAAGGAGATTTAAAATTAAGAAGAGCAAATGTAGTAAATGATTTAAAATCTGCATTTATTTCAAATAGAAATGTTTCTGAATTTGATGATTACGTTTCACCACTATTAACACATTATTTACATCTTGGTGATGGTGATAATAAATTAATTGGTACCTGGGCAATTGATGATAGAACTTTTTCTGAAGAATATAGAGATGAAGAAGATAATCAAATAAAATATAGAAATATTGAACCATCTCTTGTATTAAAATTATATGAACCTCTACCAATAACTATAAATGTTAATGATAAGGTTTGGATTTCTAAAGTTCATTCAATCCCATTAATTGACCAAATAACAATTATTGATGATGTTACAAAACATTGTACACCTTTAACACCAAACTTTGATTTAGAAGTTGGAGATGATATCGGATATCAGATTCTTGATGATTTAATTGCAAGTGGTTCAACGTCATCAACACAAGTTATTAATGAGTTTGTTTCATCAAGTGAATTTTCATTAGAAAACTTAAATATAAATTTTGTATCATCATCTACAATGGTAAGTGGTGGAGTTGTTGTTGATACTACCAACGATTACAATTGGAAAGATTTTGTAAAATATTCATCAGCAGTAGAAAGAGTAGAAAATTTCTATTACAAAATAAAACTAATTAATCAATACGAAGCAAGATACGATTTATTAACATCTGGTTCAGATTGGACAGGTTCTGTTGCGGTAACAAATGAAGCAAACAAACAACTTGAAAAAATAAATGATGTTAAAAAAGGATTCGATGCTTTTGAAAAATTCTTATTTACATCGTCATCTGCCGATAACTTTACATATCCAAAAACAAACAATACTGGTAGTTTAATAAATGCATTTAGTTCATCTGCTGTATCTTGGTATAATGGTGCTATAGAATCTGCAGAAATATACGATGAATCAAATACATCAAGATTAACATATAACTTACCAAAACATATACAAGAAGATGATAAGGGTCAAGAGTTCATTTTATTCTTTGATATGATTGGTCAACATTATGATATCTTATGGACTCACATAAAAGGATTCTCACAATCTAAAAAATTAGAACACAAGTTCGATGGTGGTATTACAAATGATTTAGTTTATCATATGTTAGAATCTCTTGGTTGGGATGCTGATATGGGAGTTCAATCTCAATTACTTTGGGAATATGCCTTCGGACAACACTCAGATGGAACTCAGATAACCGAGATGAGTGGTAAGAGTAGACAACAAGAAGTTTGGAGAAGATTACTAAATAACTTACCATATCTTTATAAACACAAAGGAACTAAAAGAGCTTTACATGCGGCAATGTCGTGTTACGGTGTACCCGCTTCTTTATTAACAGTAATCGAATTTGGTGGACCAAATGATGTAGATACTTCTGGTACTACTAAATTTACATTCGAAGATAGAACTGCAGCAATTAACATAAGTGGTTCTCAGAGAATAGATGTACCTTGGAAAGAATATTCAGGTACTTCAGAATATCCAAATTCAGTTGAATTAAGATTTAATACAGAAGTTAGAGGAAATCAACAACTAATTAGTGGTAGTGATTGGAGTTTAAATTTATTAGCAGATACTGGTTCATTAGCTAAGATTCAATTAGTGGTAGGTTCTGAATCAGCATCTACTGATACAATTCCATTCTTTAATGATGAATATACACAAATAGTTGTAAACAGAGAAACGGGTAGTTCTGATACATTTGAAGTATTTGTAAAAGAAGGATTCCAGGAAAGAATTAGAAACCAAGTTTCTGCTTCATTAACTACATCAGAAAAAGGATGGACGAGTGGTTCATATATTTCAGTCGGTGGAACTGATATAACAGGTTCAGTTGATGAATTCAGATTATGGACAACTGCTATTTCTGAATCTAAAATAGATAACCACACTTTATTACCAGATGCAATCGATGGTAATCATGTTTCATCTTCAACTGAAGATTTAATTTTTAGATTAGATTTTGAATATCCAAAAAATAGAAGTACGAGTGGAGACCCAAATATTAAGAATGTTTCTATAAATCGTTCTTATGGAGAATCTTATGCAACCGCATCTTTATTTGATAATAATACTACCTATCCATATCACTACACACCATATGATAGAACAGTAACTGCGGATGTACCTTCAAGTGGATTTAACTTTAGTAACAAAGTAAGATTTGAAACTCAAACAAAGATTACAGAATTATCTTATAGAAGTAGAGCAACTAAAAAATCGTATGACCAAGCACCAATCGATTCGGATAGATTAGGATTATTCTTCTCACCAATCAAAGAGATTAATATGGATATCCTTAAATCTCTTGGTTCATTTAATATTGATAATTATATTGGTAATCCACAAGATGAATATTCTGATGAATATACTGAATTAAAACAACTAAGAAATTATTACTTTGATAGATATAATTTAAATTTATACGAATATATTCAACTTGTAAGATATATTGATAAATCATTATTTGAAACACTTGAATCTCTTGTACCCGCAAGAGCAAAAGTATCAAGTGGATTATTGATTGAACCACATATTCTTGAAAGAAGTAAAACTAAATGGAACAGACCTACATCTGAAAAGAAAGATTATTCAACAATAATAGATGTAGAAAGTGATGTTAATGTAAGTTCAACAAACCCACAATATTCAATGAGTTTGGATGTTGAACAAGATGTTAACTTAAGTGGAACATCACCATTTTATTCATCTACCATCAATGCAGAGGCCGATGTTAATCTAACAGGTACAGCTCCTTTTTATTCTTCAAGTATAAACACAGAAGAAGATATTAATTTAATTGGAGAAATGACCGTAAACTCTGGCTCTGATATGGGTGGTATTGTATTTAACATTGATGCAAAAATTACAGGTTCTATACAAGGTCAATATGATTCTACAAAATATCAACAAATAGGAATGGACCCTGATTCATTATCAAGATTAGGATTTGGATTATATGGTGAAAATGGAAATTCACAGAGAACTTATATAGATGCATTTGGTAATGTTCAAAAAGATAGAGTTAAGATATATTTATTAAAACAATCTTATACTGAAGATGTACCGCAAAATAGAGATTTCTTTGATGCATCAAGAGGTAGAGAATTTGTAACACAAACAAAATACAGATACAAAGTAAATATATTACCATTTACAGGTTCAGATGGAAATGAGATGAGTTCTTCTGTTGGGGGTGATATTGTTGAAGTAACACCACTTGATGGATACTTCCCACTACATTATAGAAATGTTGGTGATTTGACAAGTGGATTGGAAAATTCATTTCATAATGGTTCAAAACAAACTGCAGCTACAACTACCGATGGTGGTTCACCTGTACAAACATTTACAACAAATCCTAACACATTGAGAGTAAACGATAGTGGTAGAGGAAGTGGAGAACCAATTTTAGAAGTAGATTAATAAAGAAAAATAACTAAAAATAATAAATGTTATATTTATATATTGAACAATAACAAGGAATTTTAAATTATGGCTTATTTAGATAATACCGAAATCACAGTAGATGCAATTCTCACAAAGAAGGGTAGGGAGAAGTTAGCAGCTGGGCAAGGTTTAAACATCACAAAGTTTGCTTTGGGTGATGATGAAATTGATTATACCCTTTACGAACCAGCACACCCAAAGGGAAGTGCTTATTATGATGCTTCTATTAAGGCAATACCTGTAACTGAAGCTTCACCAGATGAAACTCAAGTTTTAAGATATAAATTAGTTACCTTACCTAAAGGTACAACTAAAATTCCTAAAGTTGAGTTTGGAGTCCCTTCAATTTCTACAACTCAAAATGGTGGACAGGTGAACTTATCACCAACAACTTCACCAAGTGGTAATACACAAAGTGGATATACGGTAATTCTTGCTAACAAGAATGCTGGTTCAATCGTTGGTAGTGGATTAGCAGATGGAGCAGGAGGAACACCAACATTCTTAGGTGATGAATTAACTGCAACGGCAGCAGTTGAGACTGGATTAACATTCACATTTATCCCTAACCCAAATATTACAGCAACAATTAAAACAACGATTACAGTATATGGTAACGAAACTGGTGGTTCACAATCTATTCCAGTAACAATTACTTATGTACAACCAACATAAAAAACGGAGAATAATATAAAATGGCACAAATATCAGGACAGGCAGGAGCAAACTTAACCCAAGAGTTAGCCAATTATTTATCCGCTCAGCAGGGGAACTTAACATCGGAACAAATTGCATCGATTGTTAACCAATATCTTGTAGGTGGTGATAAATTAGCAACTCAAGGTGCAAGTGTAACATCGGGCATCTATAAAAGATTTACAGAGTTCGACCAAATTAGTGGTAAAGTTGAAATCGTTACAACTGGTCTATGGAGTGGTGATACAGGAAGTTTAACTTCATTCTATACATCATCTACTCAGGCATCAGCAGCGAGTTCAGATTACTATGTTAATGTTTATAATGCAGACCCAGCAACGAATTCATCAGCAGCTGTACAATATGCTGTTGCTTATGGACACAAACACGCAAGTGGTTCTGTTTCATTATCAAATTCAGATTCATCAACATTAGCAACAAAAGCAACTTATGCACAATATCGTTCAATTCTTTTAGACCAAGATGATGAATTATTTACATTCGTATCTTCTTCATCTGCAGGACTACATGATTCTTCAGATATCTATGTAATCAATGTATCACGTGCCAGATACAAAGAAAAAATGGATGCTGGAAACTGGTCATTAGTACTTAGTGGTTCAACAGGAACACACACTTTCATTGATGATAGTGGTAAAAAATTCTCAGATAGAGTTGGTAAGGCCGGTAGAATCTTTAATGTAGGTAGTGGTTCATTAAACTTAGGTTCAGAATCAGAAGCAACTGTTAATTCATTAACTGCTTCAAATGGACAAGGATTCGGATTATTTTATCCTGACCAGGGTTTAATCGTTTTAAATCCAGATGCAGTACATGATTTAATTGGAACATCAATTGATAGTGGTTCTAACGAAGGTGCATCTGTTTATAGTGGTGTTAGTAGAGAAGGTCAAAACCATTTCTTATTACACAATGCAATTGTAGGTGGTGGAGATTTTGAGGCAAGAAGAACTGAAAATGTATCTACACAACACTTCTTCGTAAGAGCAACTAACAGAGAATTTAACTTCTCTAACAACCCAACATTCGTAACAGGTTCAGATGGTTCTTTTGCAGAATCAACTTTTGAAAGAGACCCTAAAACATTTATTACAACCGTTGGTTTATATAATGATGCAAATGAAATGATTGCAGTAGCTAAAACTTCACAACCAATCCCTAAATCATTTGATAAAGAAATTTTAATTAAAGTTAAACTTGATTTCTAAAATATTTGAAATTTTAAAATAAACCCCACTTCGAGTGGGGTTTTTTATTTCAACATATTTATATAGAGGAATTACTGTATATGTTAAAGACAATACCAAAATCAAGTGTTAATAAAAGAGCTTTCCAAGTTTATAAACAATGGGAAGTTAATAACACGCAACACGAAGTAATTTCTGCTTCTGTTGGTGAAGGATACTATGATATTGAATCCTCTGTTACTCAAAGTGGATTTGTTACTTCTTCACTATATCGTTCTATTAAATCAAAGTATTACAATCAAGAAGCAACTCTTACAAACGTATTTGGTACGATTTCTAATCCGTATAATATAGGTACTGAAAGAAATATTAGTGATACTGTATATGTAATTGCTATACCTCAAAATAAGTATGGTGAAGAAATAAAAAGAAATTCCATATCTTTAGAAGATACTGATAATAGTCTAACATATCAAGATGATGGTTATGGTTCACTTGTATCTAATGTTCCTTTATATACTCTTGTATCTTTAGATTTTCAAACACAAGAAATTATTATTCAAGATAATGATTTAGAAATATTTACAGGTACAATAAGTAGTTTCGATGTACAATCTGGACTAGCTACACTAACATTTGGTACAGATACCGATGTGGTTCAAGTAGTAAAACTTGATGCTCAAAATAACATTTTACAAACATCGATTCCACTTGATTTTGATGGATTAGAAATCGATGAACAAAAGTATGGTAATGTGTTTTATGATGATGGTTTATTAGTTTTCACAAACGCAACTCAATTTTCAAGTTATGTTTTAGATTTTAAATCAACTCAAACAATATATGAAACTGAAGTATTGATTAGTGTTAAAGCTGGAGAATTTAATTATTCACAAAACCCATCCGCAGTACAAGTTACTTTAAGTGGTTCTTATGATTTTGAAACAACTGGTTTACAAAATAAAATTGTAGGTGGAACTAAAAAAATTAAAGAAGTACTTGATATAAAACGAAGAGAATTCTTTAGTGGTAGTATTGACCATAGTGTTAGTGGTTCTTGGGATGATTACTTTACATCTGCCTCAATAGACCCAACAGGTTCTTACTTAACAACTTATATTACAACAATTGGTTTATATGATAATGATGGCGATATGTTAGCAATTGCTAAATTACCCAAACCTATTAAGAATTTACCAGATTATGATGTGAACTTTATTGTTCGTTTCGATACTTAAATTATATTTATATTATACAAAGGAGATAAATTATGGCTTCAATTGAAGAATTATACAACAAATCAGAATTTTCAAAATTAGCAGATAAGAGTAAAGATAAAACTCCTATCTCTGCTGATAATACAAACAAACTTCACAAAGATGAAAAAGCACTTGCAACAGCAAGAGGTGGAAAATTAAATCAGAAAAAATATTCTGATTCGGTATCACGATAAAATTTTTATTTTGAGTTTACTTAAAAATTGTGCTCAGAAATGGGCATTTATTCATATTCCTAAAACAGGTGGAACTTCCATAAGTTCTGTCCTTCACGAAATAGACGGGACAGAAAAAGTTACAATGCACGATTCTGTTCGTGCTTTAGATGAGGTTAAGGATTACTTTATTTTTACATTTGTAAGAAATCCTTTCACACGATTACAATCAGCTTACCAACATGGTGTGAGAAAAAATGAATACACAACATCCTTTTCAGAATTTTTAAAATCAGATTTATCATCTAATATTTGGATGATGCCTCAATATTATTTTGTTACTGCTGGTTCTTCTGAAAATAAAAAAGTTTCATTTATAGGAAAATATGAAAATTTAAAAGAAGATACTTTAAAAATATTTAAAAAACTCAATATAGATAAACAGTTACCTCATCTAAATAACAATCCTATTTACGAAAGACATCCAGGTTTAAAACAAGAAGATTATTATAAATCTTTTTATACCGAAGAGTGGATGAAGGATTGGGTAAGAGAAAGGTATGAAAATGATTTCAAAATTTTTAACTATGACATGGACATATAAAGGAAAACTAATAACTGAATTATCAGATATGCCCGAAGATGTATTTGGGTTTATTTACAAAATAACAAATGGTAAAACTGATGAATACTATATTGGTAAAAAACAAGTAGTTTCGGTTCGTAAAAGAAATTTCGGTAAAAAAGAAATTGCTGCTCTTGAAGATAAGAGAATGAAAAAATACGAAATGGTTACCAAAGAATCGGATTGGAAAACATATCGTTCGTCCAATAAAGAAGTAAAGGGTTGGTTTGATGAAAACGAAAAAGCTCTTAATGAAGATAGAAGAGATGATATCAATAATCAACTTAAATTAGAAATACTTCGTTTCTGTTCAAATAAAAAATCACTCACATACTATGAACTACAAGAACAGTTTGCACATAACGTTCTTGCAGATGAAGATTCACTAAACGATAATCTTCTTGGAAAGTTTTTCAGAAAAGACTTGGAATAGTTAAATTTTTTTTGTATATTATTGTATAAGGTATATTGTAATGAAAAGTAAAATTTGGTTTTTTGGTGATAGTGTAACTAAGGGGGTTGGTTGTTTAAAAGGAGACCCATATTATCAAGAAGATAAAAAAATATTTACACAAATAGTAGCTGATAAATTAAACATGGTGGTTAAAGATGTATCTATTGGTGGTGCATCTACCGATTGGATACTTCATCAAATTTTAGTTTCTATTAAGTATATGAAACCGCATGATATTGTAGTTGTATCCAATACACTACCTTGGGGTACTATTATGTTTAATAATGAAAAAGATAAATTATTATCAATTAATGATTTATGGATAGCCAATAATGATTTTTTATATAACAGTAAAGAAGAAAAAGATATCATTTTCCAATTCTCAAATTTAAAAAGAAAATACAAAAAAGCTTTTTATGAAAAATTCGAAAAAGAAATAGATGCATTAAAACCAATATTAAAAAAATTTGGAGTAGAGTTATATCAATGGGATATTAGAATTTGGTTTGATGATGAAAATTTAAAACCTTATGATACTGAATATGAAAGTATAATGAAAGTTACAAATGAAAAAATAAAAGATGGACATTTTTCATATGGTGCTCATGAAAAAATAGCTCAACATATACTAAACAAGATTGAGATTAGTAAAAAAGATAAAACTTTTATATAAAATATTTGGCTATATCAAAAATATTTCGTATATTTGTATCAGTTTAAAAGCAAAGTATGCTATCACACCACGAAAAGCAATCGGTTATAAACATCTTAGATGATGTATTAGGACCTGGTACATCTTTAAAAGGGGATGAACAAGCACATTATTGTCCTTTTTGTCATCACCACAAAAAGAAGTTACAAGTAAATCTACAAACTCAACAATGGCATTGTTGGGTATGTGATGCTAAAGGAAAACGCATCCAACGGTTATTAAAAAGATTGCATGTAGATTCTCGAAAGTTAAAAAAGATATACGAAATCTATGGTGATGATTATGTTGTATATAGTAACAATACCGAAGATGAAAAGGTAGAGTTAAGGTTACCTAACGAGTTTTGTTCACTACTAAAAGAACCAAAGGGAAAAATAAACCCTCTGTTCAGAAAGGTAATGGAATATGCAAAACAAAGAGGAATTACCACAGAAGATATTAGAAGATATAATATCGGGTATTGTGATACTGGTCATTATGCCAATCGTATTATTATTCCATCTTATGATTCTGATAATCGACTCAATTACTTCATCGCACGTTCTGTATTCGATGAGGAAAAATTTAAGTATAAGAATCCGCCGGTTTCGAAAAATGTTATCATGTTTGAAAACCAAATAAATTGGAATGAACCAATTACCTTAGTAGAGGGAGTTTTTGATGCAATGG